ACGGGAAACCTGTACATTCTTTAGATGGTGTATCTTTCGAAGAGGCTCTTGACAAATTTAGACAGTTTGTTGAGCAGAATGGTCATCTCCCATTTGCTACATCTGGTGAATATGAATGTTCTCTTCGTAGATGGCAACAAGAAATAAATCATGATATAAGACCTTTGACCCATACTCAATATAAAGCATATGAAGAACTAATGTCCTCATATGCCGATCTGCCAAAGACGCTTGTGTTATGGGAAAAGAAGAAAGAACAAGAAATAAAAAATATGTCGTATATAGAGCAACAAAGGTTGAAGCATTCAAAGGCTTATGTTCAATGGACGAAAGAGGAGGACCAAAAATTAATTGAACTGTATTCCAAAGGAGAAACAATAGAAGAATTGTGCAAAATCTTTGCTCGTAATAAAGGAGCCATTAAATCTAGAATTAAAAAATTAAGCCAATAATTGACATTAAAAAAGAAGTACTGCTTACAACTCACAAGTAAGCGGTACTACTTTTACAATCTTAGAGAGGATGATATTTCACAGCTCACTTATGTACTAAAAACCAAAATACAAACGATCCAATTCCCTACTATAATTCTCTAGTTTTCTAGGATAATAGTCACCAAGGAATCGAATTTCATCAAAGCATACACTATTAGAGTCTTTCTGATACTTCTCTATTATAGAATTATATCTTTTATCATTCTCTATATCGTGATGCAATTTGGACATATCTTCACTAATTGTCCATGAACAACAATTCAAAGCTCCACCCCATTTCTCGATAAATTCTTTCATCTGAACTTGATAAATCCTTCCTCTATAATCAGGATATAAAGCAATAAACTGACCCATTGCTTCATTATCAAGTTTTGTATTGCCAATTCCTGGAACAATAATAACATCACGTGTCTGAAGAGCGTTGATATATGCCCAACTTAATTCGTGATATTCAGAAAGATTCAACTCTATAACATAAAAATGTTCCATCAAGATATTACGCATTTGAGTAGCAATACCATCATCATATACTGAAAGATTAGTTAACACTACAGGTTTGCCATTTTTTTGTGCGCCGACAAATCTTAATATTCCATCCGTATGCCCACAAACATCCTTTTTATCCCATGGCAACCATACTATAGTTATTTCACCAATAGTTGAATTACATTCTTTAGGTTTGAAAGAATCCCGAATTTTAGATTCTATCTCCTTTTTAGATAATCCTTCGTTTTCTATCATCACCTTGTCTGTCATTACAATAAAGGATTTAGTGGTGTAAGTATCTGGTTGTTCTATTTCGCCAACAACAATATTTCCACCATCAATAACCAAAGAAGAATGATTGATGTCAAAATTCTTATCTCCAATCTTATTCATCACTTTATCTACATCAGTAATATATTTTTCCTTTCCTCTTAGATAGTCGGGATTGTAGACAAATTGGGAGAAATAACCACATGCAAATTGTATCGGCATATAATCACGACACCAATAATCCTTAGTTAAAGGAAGCATTTCATGCGCTACGTTATTAGCATCCAGAATTTCACAAACATCCTTATAGATATTGGGATAATCTGTACGTAGCAACTGTGAAAAAAACACTTTGTCTTTATATTGTTCTGTTATCATAGCTTAATCCGGCAAAACGAAATGTGCTCGATTTGAAAAACGAAACGTGCAAAAATCGGGAAAAACGAAACGTTCTAAAAAAATCGCACACACGACACTATAAAACAACAAAAAAGCAGTCCAAAACGGGCTGCTTTTATAGTTTTTGAACAACAAACAAACATCGTTCAAATGAGGTTCAAATTATGCGGCATTAGACTTCACGAGCATCATATCTTTGTAACCTGCATCAAAGTTCACATGCGCATTGAACTCGAAACGCTTACAACCTTCAAACGGATTGCCGAGCGTTTTATTCTTGCCTAACCATTCACAAAGCTCAATGATAGACGACTTATCTGATGTGAAATAAACAAACGGCTTTCCTTTGAGCACATTCAACACATCGAGATAGTCAGACAAATGCCAGTACATTTTGTATGTCCCAACCTCTGTGGACAAATAAGGAGGGTCAACAATAAACACCACATTCGGCTCATCTTTATACTTTTCGTATAGTTCACGATAGTCACATGATTCAATCGTCAAGCCTTCCAGATAGTCCTCACTTGTCGGGTAGTCGTTCTTTCGGATATTATTGTACAATGTCTGCTTCTCCATCTCCTCGATGCTCAGTTCGTACTTCATCGAGAACATCACCGATGCCGAGATGGTTATAAAATCAATATAGCCCACCGTTTGCTCCTCATGCCTCAAACGTTCAAACATCTTCTCACGCATCTCACCATCTATTCGCTTGTGCTTTGGTGTATTGCCAACAATCGTTCGCAAATCAGCGAGCAGCGCATTTGTCTGAGGTATATGTGCCAATCGCTCGCGGTAGTTGTCGTAGTCGTTATATACCACAGTTGCCTCTGGACGCAAATGCTTCGTTATATGGGACAGCAAACCGCTGCCACCGAACAAATCCACAAACACTGTTTTGTCGTTGAACTGGGGCAGAATCTTGATATACTCCTTTGCAAACATGCGCTTCTGTCCGACAAAAGGCAGAGGTGCTGCCATGTGCATTTTCCCTCTCATACGTTCAGTTCAAATTTTATATTATCCTCACCAGCGAGAAGTCGTTCAGTGGGCTTTATGTTGTTTTCATAGATGTGTACATTCGCCAGGTTCAGCGTGATAGACTTTAGCGGCAAGTCTATCTGTCGAGCCATCAGATAAAGATGATAAATGTCCGAAGGCAATCCGAGGTTTGCATCCGAGCTGCGCTGATACGCCGACACCACCAATGCGCCGTTCTCCACCTGAAATTGCACAAGACTCAAGCATGGTGCCTGGTTACTCTCTGCGTCCGTCGCTCCGAGGAACAGTACATAGTTCTTGCTGTTGCGTTTCTCCTTGTTGATGCGCTTAATAAGTGGCGGCAGTTTCTCCATATAGGTCGGGTAACTATTCACCAATGTCTGACCACAATAGTCCCACCACGAGATGCCTGCTTCACGGTATCGTTCCACGCGACGCTCACCCTGCATAAAAAGCTTCAGCTCTTCCTTCAGCTTCTTTCTCGCTATACCGTGGCTCTCGAATATGTCGAGCAGATCAGCCGGTGTGAGCGTCAGCTGCTCATTGAGCAAGTATTTTATCTTGCCTTTTTTGTTCTGTTGGGTCTTGCCTTCAGCAAGCACCTTCCCCAATAATAAATAGTATTTGTTCATCGTGTTTTATTTTCGATACGGCAAAGTTACCACGCTTCCGCATCAAAAAGTAACACCACGAGCAAATCACACTGCAAGCCTTTTGCAGCACGTTTTCAAAAGCCTTGCACTTTATCCCCCGAGCACCTGAGCGCTACACTCTCGACCATATCGCTTGATGAGCGTGTACACCTTGCGCTCACTCACATGATAGCGATCTGCAAGTGTCGCCACAATGTATGAAACCTTTTCGCCACCACCGAGCATCACGCGATAGTCGTTGTACAAGTCTATATATTCCACATCTTCGATGCGTATCCCTGCCTGTTGTAGCCTTTTTAACGGCTCGCGGTTAAAATTTAATATCTCAAATACTTTCATTTTCAACTAAATTATGTACCTTTGTATCGCCAATCACTTTATGACAACAAAAATGCTCACAGCGCGGCAGAGGGTATATGCCCCCGGTCGTGCGCTGTGAGCGTTGTTATAAAAGTGATTGGCGTTGCTTTTTAACAGGCCGGGGGCTTTTTTTACATCCTCCCCCGAAGGGATTTTTAAGCGCTGTACTTGCTCAAATCTATTGCATCTTTATTCTTCCAGCCATCTTCCAGCATCTCTTGTATATGCTTAACGGCTTTCGTATAGAAGTCTGCAAGTTCATCCAGTGTTTCAAACGTACGATACACTGGACTTTCATCAGTGCCGAACTTAAATGTCACTGGCAGCGTTTTTCCGTCCGTCTGGACGGCCAAATCGTATGCAGCCTTATAGTTGTACTGGTTCTCTTGCGAGAGCCACACAGAGGCTCCTTCATAGCTGAAGCCCGACAATATTGCTGCATCCGTTTGTTGGTTGTACCATTTTCTGACGAGGTCTTTAATTTCCTCGTCAGTCGGCTTGTGTGTCAGTTCTGCCTCCATGTAGTCAGCAGTTCCGTCATCATGTTCTTGCACGTCCCAACGAACGCGCCACTTGCTTTTGATGGGGTTCACGCATTCAAGCAGTTTCACCTCCAAACTTCCTTGTGCTCTTTTCATCAACTAAAAACGTATTTTGTTCTACCTTTGCCGAATGTTTCCGCTTTGATGGTAGTCTCGAATGGGAAACCGTCGGGCATTTCACTCACTTGTTGGAGAATATTTTTCATCTCCTCGCTGTTGGTGAAGAACTTCTTCGGCTCGCCGTTCTGCTCGATGGACACGACACAGCGATCCTCGCCCTGGCTGGTTTTGACTCCAACCTCGAAGTCTTTTACCACGATGGGCAGGTTCACCAACTCGCGGATGCTTACCACCGCACCCGCAAATCGCTTCTTGCCGTCTTCCGGCTTGTAAGCGACATTCA